ATAGGATCTGTCAGTAAAGAAGTGTCTGATAAATTTAACATAGTCACCATTGCCACTTTCCTAGCTACTTATGGTCAACTATACACCATGCCTGACAAAGAGAGCAAATTAATACCATTGATGGACTCTCAGAGAGATTCAATCGAATTCCTCAAACGTGTTGATGTTTATCATCCCAAATTGGGGTATAGATTAGGAGCTCTCATAGAACCTTCAATTTTTAAATTTCTTCAGGGGAGTTTGAAACCTTTAGATGTTGAACAACACAGTAAAGACATGCTGGACACCTCCCTTATGGAGTGGTTCAATCATGGAGAAGAGATTTATGAATCTCGAAGAAAGCAAGTAGAAGAAGTCGTCGAACTTGCTGGTTGGCAAGGCCTTGTAAAAGGGGTCAAGCTTTCATACGACGATCGCGTCGAGCTCTGGAAGAACAAGAATCTAGAAATCGACAAAATATAAGGGTGCTACCTCCCCTTTCAGAGTAAAATTCCTGTAAAATAAATTGTAGGCAAGAGTACTGGATACCAGTGGTGTGGAAAGCTAGCTATAAGCTTCCAACATCGCCTAGGCTTGCTCTTGTGATATTAGATGTTCGTTATTTAGCGAACGGCCTTATCAGCCAATTTAAATAAAGCGCCCACTGAAGTCTAATACAACGGCGGTGGGGTACAATTAAAAATATGTATTACTAGTTTATTCAATGTAAAAATAGGGACAGCTGACACAGCATCCCATGTCGTTCAATTTGACGACCAAACACCCGGCTATTCATATGAAGTGGAGAGCCAGCCAGACGCATCTTTTAGATCTGCTCAAACAAATGACGCTAATCTTGGAGACTTCATGTCTAGGCCTATTAAAGTAGCATCATACGCATGGCCGTACGATGTTCCTTTCCAACAAACGTTTGATCCTTGGTCTCTCTTCTTTGAGAACAAGCGTATTATTAACAGAGTTAGTAATTTCAATTTGTTGAGATGTAAATTAAATGTAAAAGTAATGGTTAATGGTAATGGTTTCCACTATGGTAGATGTATGATGAATTATCTGCCTTTACACCAACAAGACACCAACACCATGGAAAGAGGTTTCTTTTCACAAGACCTAATAGCGGCATCACAAAGACCGCATATATACATAGACCCCACAGAATCTAAAGGGGGTCAACTTAAGCTTCCTTTCTTCTTCTACAAGGATGCTTTGTCTATTCCACATGAGGAATGGCAACAAATGGGTAAATGCACAATTCACGCCATGAACAGTCTGAAACACGCTAATGGTGGTACAGACGCAGTTACAATTAGTGTTTTTGTATGGGCAGAAGACGTTGAATTAGCCGTTCCAACATCTGCCAACCCCACCACCATGGTCCCCCAAATGGGAGAAGAGTCCAAGAATGGAGACATTAAAATTTCCAAGAAGTGGAAACTTAGACCTCCCAGATTATTTGACACTATCAAAGAGAATGGTGTGTATTCTCGACCTGGTAGAACAGACAATTATGTCGAAAGAGAGGAATTTGTATATACTAACAAGTACACTCAAAGTCTTGCCAATTCATGGGATCCCAAAGTTGTCCACAGTAAGTACTATTCTCAAATGGGAGATGAATACGGTATGGGACCTATATCCACGCCAGCTTCTACTGTAGCTGCTTGGGCTGGAGCTTTAACATCTGTTCCTATTATTGGTCCATATGCTAGGGCCACTTCTATGGTTGCAGGAGGGATGAGTATTTAGCGAAGATATTTGGTTATTCCAAGCCAGCTGTCATCGATTACGTACAACCATTCAGAAGCCTCCCAGCCGGAAACATCGCAAACACCAATGTTGATGACCCTGTGGAAAAACTTTCGCTTGATGTTAAGCAGGAACTTTGTATCGACCCAAGGACGGTCGGCCTCGGTTCAGCCGACGAAATGTCCATGCGAAGTCTCCTCACCAGAGAATCCTACCTCACCACATTTTCATGGGCAAATACTGATAATGCAGAGCACTTGTTGTTCACAACGAAAGTCTTGCCAACTTTGTACGATGTCTTGACAGGAGCTACATCTAGTCCTGAGATACATTGTACACCGATGGCATACATATCCACGCTTTTTGAGTATTGGCGAGGAACTATTATGTTTAGATTTCAGATTATTGGATCTACTTTTCACAAAGGTAGAATTAGAGTTGTTTATGAACCCTACATTCAAGAATCTGTTGGTGAGTACAATGTTAATTATTCGAGTGTAATTGATATTGCTGAAGCTAAAGATTTCACAATTGAGTGTGGATGGGGATCTCAATATGGTTGG